ACGCCTTCAACTGCGTGCGCGCCAAGGTCAGCACCGCCGGCCGGGCCTCCAGCTTCGCGATCGACCAAAAGTCCAGGAACCCCCCGCGCACCGCCATGGCATAGCCGTAGTCCTCCGCCAACCGGTGCAGGAAGGCCAGGTCCGTCTCATGGTTCTGAGTCAACCGATCGATCTTGATCGACCCCTCGATATCGTGCCGCGCCGTCAGGCCATTGCGCGCGGCCACCTTCGCCACCACGGCGGCCAGCGAGGTTTGGTCATAGCCCACACTCTGCTTGGTGCGCAGGGCCGGCGAAATCACCGTCGCCAGCGCCTTGATCCGCACCGTATCACCGGCCCCGCCCCCGCCCGCAAACTCCACTTCGTCCAGTTCGAAGTCACCGCAGTCCAGGCGCCGGCCGTCGCGGTAGCCGATCGTCACATGCAGCTTGGCCGCCAGGTCCGGCAGCCACTCCTTCTTCCACCGGTCGTCCAGATCCTGACAGGTCAACTCCACCGTGTCGGACTCCCCGTGTTCCACGTCGGTGTAGACCAGCTCCGTGATCAGGGTGGAGATATCCTCCCCGATCGCCGTGCCGTTGTAGGTCACGGTGTAAACGGGGTCCTCCGGGTGTGTGTACATACTGGCGGGCTGCTGGTACGGGGAGAAGCGTACAGGATACGCCCCCCCCGGCCGCGCTTGGGGCGCGCGGGGGTATCCGCCGCGCCCCCGTCAGCCGCCCCCCGTCAGCCCCGCTTCCAGGGCGGCAGGTCCGCGGCCGCCGTCGTCGGCACCGGCGCCAGCACCGGGATCGCCAGCCGGATGCCGGCCGCGAGGAACGGCGTAATCGGCACCTGCGGATTGGCCGCGATGATCGGCTCATAGCGGGTCGGGTCCCCGTAGTAGGTCCAGGCCAGCAGGTCCCAGCGCTCCCCCTCCCGCGTGATGATCTCCAGGTGTCCGCTCATCGCAGCAACTCATCCACCTTCTGGCGCGCCATCACGCTGTAGACATTCTCGACCACCGGCCCCAGCGGCCCAAACCGCTCCGCCACCGCCGACACCGTGTCGCCCACGTAATTCTTTACCGTCGCCTTCGCGAACCCTTCCGGATCGCTGGCGATCGCCAGCGCCGTCCCCACCACCTGCTCCGGCGGCATCCCCAGCGCCTTGCCGATCGTCCCCAGGATCCCCGCCGCCGGGCCGGACTCCCGCGGCACTACGCACTCCTGCAGCTCGATCTGCAGCGTCATCGCGTAGGGCACCCCCAGCGCGTCCGTCTGGGTCAGGGTGCGCTCGATCGAAGTGATCACATAGTCGCCCTCAAAGATGCCCCGCACAAAAAACAGCTTCAGCGCCTCATGCCGCTCCGCCGCCGCGGTCAGCTTCTGATACTCGCGCTGCGGATCGCAGAAGCTCGCGTGGAGGTTCGCGGTCAGTGAGCGCGTCTGCAGCCCGTCCCCGGTCCACTGCAGGTGCGACTTCCCCTCGATAATCTGGTGTTCAGAATAGGCGTAGGTCGCCCGCCCGGAGAACCCGGCCAGGTAGGTCGGCAGGTCCAGGCGCACCGTCCCCAGTTGAATGTAGGTGCTCATCCGTAGGCCCGCCGCGCCCCGGCGTGCCCGGCCGCCGCCGCCACCCGCTCAAACTCGCGCAGCGACAGCTTCAGCGCCTCCGTCACCGCCTCCTTCACGCCCGCGGCCGGACCGCCCTGGACATTGATGGTGGGGCTGAAGTGGATCACCGTGCCACCCTCCGCCCGCGCTGCCGGGGCCCGTGCCACCGGCGGACGCGCGACCGGCAGCGGCGGGGCCGCCAGGCGCAGGTCAGGGCGGGCCACCGGCAGCGGCGGCATCACGAACCCCCCAAGCGCGCGCCGCAGGGGCGCCACCAGCGCCCCCACGGCCTGCGCCAGCGCCCCATCCCCCGGCGGCACGAGCGCCGGGTGCGCACCGCCACGCGCGCCGGCCGGGCCCACCGGCGCGGCGACCACCGGCCGCACCACCGGGGCCGCCACGCCGGCCCCGAGCGCCGTCGCCAGGGTCGCCAGCTCCCGCCGGACCGCCCCGGCACCGGCGCGGATGCCGAGCGCCAGCCCCTGGGTCAGAAAGCCGCCCAGGCGCATGAACACCCGGCTTGGAGACTGGATCTGATTGGCCTGCGCAAAGGCATTCTTCGCCGCCAGCCCCAGGTTGCGCGCCGCCGTCTCCACCGCCCCGGTCTTCGACTCGATCCCCAGCACCACCCCCTCACCCAGTTGCGCCCCCGCGGTCTGCATCGCCCCCTTGAAGGCCGTAATCTGCCCCGGCAGCGCCCCGGTCTTGGCCGCGATCTCCGCCGTCGTCTTGCCCCACGACTGCCCCAGCCCATCCGCCAGCTTCACCGACTGCTGGGTCACCCCGGTCAACTGGGTCAGGCTGGTCTGCACCTTCTTCACCGCCGCGCCCGACTTCTCCCACTCCTTGGTCACCGGGATCGACAGGCCCGCCGGCTTGGGCGGCGGGGCTGGCCGCGCGGCCGGCGCCGGGGCCGGCGCGGCCAGCCGCACCTGGCCGACCGGCGCCAGGCGCTCCTCCACCGCCGACTTGGCCATCCGCACGCGCCGCTGCTTCTCCAGCGTATCGACATAGATCTGCGCATCACTGAAGCCGATCTTGGCCATCGTCTTCGCCGAGGACTCCTCAAAGCGCTTCCAGGCCACCGACCCCTCCATCACCTCATTGATCACCGCCGCCGCCGCCAGCCCGGTCCCAAAGGCCACCGTCCCGGCCGCGGCCGTCTTCGCCAGCCCCATCCGCGCCGCCCCGGCCCCGGCGCCCGCCGCGCCCGCCGCCGCCCCGCCCGGCATCCCGCTCCCCCCGGTCAGCGCCCCCCCGACCACCCACACCGGCGTCACCCCCGCCGCGGCCCCTACGGCGCCGCCCACCCCCGGGATCTTGCCCTTACCCTTACCAAACGCCCCCGCCAGGATGCTCCCCGCCTTGCTCGCCGCCCCCAGCGCGATCGCTATCCCGCCCACCACCGTTGCGACCCCCGCCAGGCCCGCCGCGATCAGCCCGCCGGTGCGCACCACCGCCTCATGCGCGCTCACCCACTCCCCGACCTTACCGACGATGGTGTTCAGGTCGGTGATGTAGGGCTTCAGGAACTCCACCGCCGGCTTGGCCAGCAATGCCATCACCGACTCCACCGAACCCAGCAGCGCCCCCCATAGGTTCTTGGTATCGCCCAGGGCCTCCTTGATCCGCAACTGCGCCGCCGCCTGCGCGCGCATCTTCGCCAGCATCTCGTCATAGCCGGCCCGGCCCTTCTCGATCATCGGTTTGAGCGCGCGCATGGTCTCGCCATCCTTGCCGAACAGCAGTTCCAGGACCGTCTGGCGCCCCTGGGTACTGAGCGCGCGCAGCTTCTCCAACTGCGTAAACAGGTTCTCCAGGCCCAGCGATTCACCCTTGGTGTCGATGAACCCCAGCTTGATCTTGTTCTTGGCCAGTTCCGGCAGCTGGTTGACCGCGGCCACCGCCTTACTGTCGAAGGTCCCCTGAAACACCTTGGTCAACGCCAGGCCGGCGGCCCCTCCCGACAGCGCCGTCTGATCCAGCATCGCAATCAGCGGCGCCAGTGCCTGCGCCCCCGCCAGCCCCTGCATCTTCAGGTCCGCCATGCCCGGGGACAGGGCGGCGAAGGCCTGCAACATATTGCCCGGGTCCACCCCCACATTGAAGGTCCGCTGGATGGTATCGACCAGCGCCACCATGTCCTTGGCCGTGGTCGCGGTCGCGTCCTGCAGCTTGCTCACGAACTCTGCCGCCCCCGCCTGCGGCAGCTTCAGCAGCACGCCCGCTTGCGCCGCCGCCTCGCCGATGCCGCCCAGGATGTTCTCCGCCGCCTGCCCCTGGCGCAGCAGCATGGTGGTCATCGCGTAGAAGTCCGCCGTGGTGCCCGGCAGCCGGTTGCCCATCTCGGATGCCATCGCGCTCAGGGCGCCATAGCTCTGCGCCACCTCCCCGTTGGCCCCCATCAAGGTCACGCGCAACTGCGTCGCCGCCTCGTCTAGGTTGGCATAGGCCAGCACCGACGGCTTCAGCGCCGCCGTCAGGCCCGCCCCCAGCGCCAGGCTCGCCGTGCCGAACTTCGCCAGTGACCCCGCCAGTGCGTCCAGGCCCGACTGCGTCTTCCTCAACACCCCGCTGGCCAGATCGGTCGCGGAGAGTATGATTCCGAGCGTCATCATTCCAGACATAAGATGCCACCATGCTCCAGCTCATCATCCCCATCGGCCTGCTCGGCGTCTGGCTCGGGTTACTGATCACCTACCTGCCCACCGCCACCAGCACCGGCGACGCCTGGGGCATCGCCCTCTTTGTCACCCTGCTGGTCTTCTTCCTCGCCGTCTGTCTCGGCCTCGCCGTCTGGGTCTTTGAACTGCTCGGGCAGTTCGGTCGCGGCTGGCGCCGCTGGGTCAACGGCAGCTAACCCCCGCCGCCCGCCGGCTCCATCTGCCGCGCGGCCACCGCACACCAGGTGCGTAACTCCTCAAGCGACAACCGATCGATCTCCGAGGGCTGGAACCGGAACCACCGCGCCAGCAGCCCCGCCGCCTCCCACAGGTCCGCCGCCGGGAGTAACGGCGAGCCGAAATCGCTCCTGCAGGACCGCATAGTCCCGCAGCGGCAGTTCGTCCAGGTCCTCCGGCACCACCCCCACCAGGCGCGCCAGCAGCGCCAACTCCTGCTCCGCGGCCACGTCACTGACGCGCTGCGCCTCCTTCAGGTGCTTGACCCGCGGCGTGCGCAGGGTCAGGGCCGTCAGCGTGCGGCCATCGCCGCACACCAGCGGCCCACTCAACTCAAGCGTGCGCTCGGTCATCATCAACCCCCAATATTGGCGCGATAGGTGGACAACAGATCCTTCCCGTTCGCCTTGTAAATGTTCGCGTAGGCGTCGAACTCCACGATCTCCGCCCCGTCCACCACCACCTTGCAGTAGGACACCGCCATCTCGTTCTGCAGTTCCACGTTGTCGTGCTGCTTGTAGCTCCCGGTCGGGATCGCGGTGAACTGCCCGGTCAGGAACACCACCACCGGCACCTCCGACACCCGCCCCGCGCTGGTGTAGGTCTCCAGGCTCGCGCGCACCTGCACCGACACCGCCGTGAACGGATCGGCGGCCTTGGCCAGCACCTCCTTGTAGAAGCTCGACCACTTGAACTTGGCCGACATCTTCTCGATCCCGGCCCAGGCATCCACCGTGCCCACCATCCCGAGCGCCTTGTGCTCCGTCATCTTGTGCTTGATTTCCGGCAGTTCGACCTCCTCCGCCCGCCCCAGGAACGAGGCCCCGTCCAGGTAGACGTTGGCGTTAGTGACCCGCTTGATATCGATGGTTGTCATGCTGGACTCCGGTTACGCGGCCACAACGCCGGTCAGGGATTGCAGCATCTTGATATCGATGAACGACTCAAAGGTGATGCGCTCCAACGGCGGGGGCGGCATGAAGGTCACGTCAAAGGTCAGGTGCCCCAGCGCAATCTCCGTGTAGGGGTTCTTCGCGCGGTCCCAGAAGCAGCGGCCATCGATCAGCCCGCCGCGCGCCACCAGGGTGCGCAGGAACATATTTACGCTCTCGGTGATGGCATCGATCAAGGCATCGGTAATCGGCTGATCCAGGAACTGCAGCATCGAATATTCGATGCTCTCGTGGATCACATCCGCCGTGCGCCGGATGTTGATGAAATTGCGCGGGTGCGTCACGCTCGGCCAGGCCGCCGAGCGGTTACCCCAGGTCCGGATCCCGGTCCCGAAGCTGTTGAACAGCGTCACGATGCCCGCCTCGTTGAGCAGGTTCGTCTCGCTGGTCGGGTCGTTGATCATGCTGGTCAGCCGGGTCTCGACCCCGAGGATCCCCTTGATCTCCTGATTCGACGCCGACCACCAGTAACCCTTCTCCTGATCCGTCGCCCCGAAGCGCCCCGCCAGGTACGCACTCAGCGGCCGCAGCGCCTCCGCGTGGGTCGCGGTGTCCCACACCTTCACGTGCGGGTAGCACAGCACCAGGCGCTGACTGGAGAAGTTGAAATTGATCGCCCCGCTCGGCCCGCGCCCCGTAATCGCCTGCTGCACCGTGGTCCCGATCGGCGCATCCACCAACGCCACCGCCCGCAGCTTCCCGGCCAGCACGTCCAACTCCGTCGCAATCGCCGTGGTGGTCGCGAACCCCGGCGCGATCAGCAGCTTCGGATAGAACCCCAGCAGGTTGTAGCAGTCCAGGAACGCCTGCATCCCGGTGCGGTTCCCCCCGGCGTCCACCGTGCCGATCAGGTCCGCCGTCAGCGCCTTGCTCGGGTCCAACCATGAGTAGGCCGCCTTATCCCCGGTCACCAGGGCCCCGGCCCCGACCTTGGTGACGATGCCGGTCGCCGGGTCCAGGGCGTAATCCTGATTGAGCCCGCCGGCCAAGGTCCCCCCGGTCCACGACAGCGTCACCGCCACCTTGGTGCTGGTGATCGCGTTGCCCGCCGTGCCGCCCAGGAGCGCCGCCACCGCCAGCGTGGTCGCCGTCACCGCGCCCGCGCTCACCTGCGCGTTGCGCACGGTCGCCGCCGTATAGGTCGCCCCGGCCCCCGTCAGCCCATTGATCGCGGCCTTCAGGTTCGTCAGCGCCACCGCCGCCGAGGCGCCGATCAGCACCTCATTCGCCGCGCCCGTCAGGGTCGCCTTGAAGGTGTAGGTCTGCCCGCCGACCGTCACCGTATCGCCCGCGGTCGGCATCACCCCGGTGGAGGTCAGCGTGGTCGCCGCGGCCACCGCCGCCCCCCGCCGGGTGATGGTGCCGGTCGCGTCCGTAATCACCAGCGCCGACACCTGCGGGTGCGCCAGTGGCGCCGTCAGGGTGGCCGCATCCACCACCAGCAACTCCGTCGCCACCGCCGTGGTGTCCACGTCCGGGTCCAGCACATTCACCACCACCACGATCGGCCCGTTGCCCTGATCGAAGATCGCGTCCAGCGCCTGCGGGATGGTGAAGCCCGCCCGGGGCTGGCCAAAGTAGCGCACCGCATCCCGGTCATTGGTGACCAACTGAATCTGGTTCAGCGTCCGCTCACCCGCGGCCACATCGAGCAGCGGCGCCGTGCCGATCAGCCCGATGACCGCCGTCTTCACCCCGCGGATCGGCCGCGGCCCGATGTCGAGCTCGATCGTCTCGACGCCATGCAAAAAATTCGCGGACATCTCAGGCTCCCGTCTCAGTCTCAGGCTTGGGGTCGGACTTGGCCGCGCGCCGGCCCCCCGGCGCCGACTCCGGCGCCGCTTCCGGCGCCGAGGTCGGCGCCGGGTCAGGCCGCGCGGTCAGCAACCGCCGCGCCACCAGGGTGTGCACCCACTCATGGTCCGCCGGCAGGTCCACCGGCTGCCCCGGGTGCAGCGTCACATCGCGCGGCGGCCCCCCGTCCCCCAGGCGTAGCGACACGCTGGACACCGGGCCGTGATAATCAAACATACTCATGGGTCGAAATGCTCCTTAGTGATGGCGCCGTCGGCCGCCAGAGTGATCTCACAGCGCGGGGTGTAGCCGTCCAACAGCGTCACGTGCTTGAGCAGCGGCCCCGTATCCGGCGCCCGGTCCGCGATGGTCAGGGTCTTGGTGTCGAACTCACTGGCGTACCACCACAGGCCCGCGTGCTCCGCCAGGAAGCGCTCACTGGCCGCGGTCATCGCCTCCCCATCCGGCGGCACCCAGCCCACGAGCGCCAACCGCAGCCGGTCCAGGAAGGCAATCGCCCCCTCGCGCCCCCACAGTTGCCGCGTCACCACCGTCATGGTCAGGCGCAGCCGGCGCTCCTGCACCACCATCCCCAGCGGTTGCGCCGGGCCATGGGTGGAACTGGCATAGCCCACCAGCACCGCCCCCAGCGGCGCGTTCAGCCGATACTCCTGCGGCAGCCCCGGGAACAGCTCCACCACCAACTCCGGCAGCGCCGCGCCCAGGTGGGCGAGCGTGGCGTCGATGAGGGAGAGGGTGTCGGCCATGGCATGGGGTCAGTGGTCAGCGGTCAGTGGTCAGCTATCAGCTATCAGCGGTCCGCTGACGGCTGACCGCTGCCAGCGTCTTCACGACCGCGGATACCGCGCGAATAAATCGGCGTTAAAGAGCCGTTGCGGCGCCTTTACCAGCACCCGCCCGGACTCCGGCGCCAGGGTCTCCGCCCCGGGCGTCCCGGCCCCGGGCAGCGCCAGACTCATCTTGCCGTCACGCACCGCGTCCAGGGCGCTCAACGCATCCTTGGCCGCCGTGCGCACCGCCTCCGGCAGGTCTTGGCCGTCCGGCCGCCGGCTGTAGAGCCACAGGCGCGCGAGCGCCAAGGCCCAATCCTTCAACTCCCGCGGCACCGCCGCCAACGGCAGCGCATAGCGCTGGCGCAGCCGCGCGTCGATCTGCCCATCGGCATAGGCCCGCGCCTCCGCCACCACCGTCCAGTCCGGCAGCAGGGCTTGCGGATCGTCGGCCGAGAGTTGGACCAGGGTCCGCTCCGGGATCAGCGACAACAGGTCGGGGTCGGTGGTGTAGCTCATGGCAAGCGCTCAGCTATCAGCTATCAGCTATCAGCCGTCAGCTGTCCGCTGACGGCTGCTTACTCGGCCGATGCCTCGACGACGGGCTCGACGACGGGCTCGGCAACGGGCTCGGCAACGGGCTCAGCGACCGGCTCGGCCGGGGTGTTGGCGACCACGGCCGCGGCCAAGGTGGAGGTCTGCGCGTCCAGGTCGTTGGCTAGGGCCAGCAGGGCCTCCTCATCGTCCTCTTTGAGGGCGGCATGGAGGCGCGCGGACAGGCCGGTCAGCAGGGCGACGGCCGCAGCAATCACGGTCTGGTTCTCGGCGACCTCAGCGGTCAGGGCATCCAGGGTATGGTTCATGGTCGTTAGTCTCTGTAGGATCGAAAGAAGGGCCAGGCCGATCGCCAGGCCCAGGAAAATTGCAGTCGTCATCGCCGACTCAGGACGGCGCCACTGGCGTCGAGAACAGATAGCCCGCCGACTGCCAGCACACCAGTTCCTTGACGCTCTCAGTCACCTTCACCACCTGCACGCCCTTCTTGCCCCGCGTGGGGTCGAAGTAGGTGGAGCCCACCCGGCCCTCGAACTGCGCCGTGATGGCAAACACCGGCTCCACCATCTGCGCCGCGGTCGGGTTCCCGGTGCGCGTCAGCGCCGCATAGTTGCCCCACACCGCGGCCTGGACCAGCGCCTGCCCCTTGGCCGCGGTATCCTTCCAGGCGTTGCCGACCAGCACCCGGTCCAGGCCCAACTCGCTGGCCACATCGGCCGCCAGCGCCGTGCCGCGCGTCGACGCGGAGCCGTACAGCCGGGCGATGGTGTGGGGGTTACGCTTGAGCGCCAGCCACACCGCCGCGCCCAGCGTCAGGGTGTTGGGCCGCACGATCATCCCGGCGATGGCATCCTCGATCGCATTGAGCGGATAGCCGTTGGCGTCGTCCCAGCGGTATTTGTTGGCCGTGCCGTCCAACGTCACCTTCAGGCCGCTGGCATAGTTGGCCGCGTCGAACAGCAGCGCCGCCACCCGCAGCTCGCGCAGCCGCAGCATGGTCTGGGTCAGTTGCTCGGCCGCGATCCCCCTCGGATCGGCCATGTTCGCCGCCGCCGCGGCGTCCACATCCTTCAGCGGCACCGGGGCCTCCAGCCCGCGGTCCACCACCCGGTCGGTCGCATCGGACGCGCTGAACACCAGTTGGTTCGCCGCGCCGGTGCGCCCGATCAGGTCATCGGGGGTCTGGAACAGGTCCTTGGTCGTGACCAGGGTGTACTCGAACAACTCCCCGGCGACCGGCACCCGCGGGCACACCAGGTCCGCGATGTAATCCTGATTGACGACGGCCATCGCGATGCGCGTAAGCGCCGGCACGATGGTGAACGGCTGGCCATTGGCCGCGACTGCAGTAGGCATGATGGGCTCCGAAGGCCAGGGTTACAGAGTGGACGGCAGCAAGCGGTAATAGGTCCGCACCTTGAGCGGCGAGTTGCCGGTCGCAATCTCCCCCGTGCTCAGGTGCAGCACCAGCGCCGCGTTCGCCACCGGCAGATGGGCCGCGGTCGTCACCGGCAGCACGATGCGCATGGCGTCCGCGGTCGCGGCCAGGAACGGATCGGTCTCGATCGTCGCCAGCAGCGCGCCGCTCGCGTTGGTATAGCGGATGGTCAGGTCTTCACCGGCCGCGATGCCGTCATAGGCGGTCGTGTTGTAGTCCAGGAACACCTGGAACATCGTCGGTGCCACGATCAGCCCGGCCCCCGGGGCCGCCACCAACTGCACCGGGGTCGCGTTGAGCGTCAACACGGCCGCGGTCGCGACCGTCACATCCGCCTGGTACAAGGGCGCCCCGTCGGCATCCCCGGCCGCGTGCAGCAGCATCGGCACCACATTGCCGACCACGCCGGACTTGAGCGCCACGCCGCCCACCACGTTACCGCTCACGGCCGGGATGCCGCGGCCCGCACTGTCGGCCGTGAGGCGCTGCCCGCGCGTCACGGTATCGCCCAGCGTGACCTCGCCCACCCCGACCAGCGTGATATCCACCGGCTCGCCGCTGGCCGCGCCGACCTGGCCGGACAGCCCCAGCAGGCCATCGGTCGCGGCCGTGGCCTGGATCAGCAGCGTATCGCTGGTGCCGAACTTCAGCAGCCGATAGGGCAGGATGGTCCCGCCCGCCGTGTAGGTCTTGTCGAGCAGCGGATTACGCCACATGGGTCAGATCCTCGTCAGCCTCGACCGCGGCCACCGCCGCGGCGAAAGAAATCGGATGGCCGGCCGCGTCCTGCGCCGCCTTGAAGGCCTGCGCCCGGCGCGCGACCTTGGCGTCGTCCGCCGCACTCGGGGCGCCCTTCACCCGCGCCTTGGTCGCGCGCTCCGCCAGCTCCACCAGCGGCGGCAGCGCGCTCAGGAACCCGCGCAGCCACCCCGCGCCCGGGGCCGGCTGCGTCGGCGCCGTCGGCGCGGCAAAGCACACCGCCGGCTCGCCCGGCCCCAGCCGCAGCAGGATCTCGGCAATCGCCGGCACGTCCACCGGGCGCAGTCGCGCCTCATCGGCCAGGCGCGACGCGAAGGCCACCATGGTGGCGCGCAGCGCCGCCTCTTCCTGCGCGGCCAGGTCCTGGGCGCGGCGGTCGAGGTCCGCCTTGGTCTTATCCAGCGCCGCGGCCTGGGCCGCGGCGTCGCGCTCGCGCTCAGCCACCGCGGCAGTGCGCGCCGCCAGGTCCACAATTTCAGAGGGTTCAGCCATCGCAAGCTCCGGGATCGGAAGGGGTGAGGGTTGAGGGATCGTGATGGTCAGCGCCCCGTCCGCCGCCGCCAGATCGGCGCCCTGCAGGCCGGGGATCGCGGGCGCGGTCGCGCCAAGCACCCCCAGGTGCCGGATGTACGGCTGCCCCGGCACCGGTGAACCGGGATGCCCGGCCGGCCAAAAGGAGAGGGAACGATGGGGATAGCGCGCATCGCGCACCGCCGCGGCAAAGGCCGGATCGACCCGCGTCGGCGTGCCGAACAGCCCCGCGTCGGTCGCCGTCACGCGCTCCAGCCAGCCGAACGCCGGGCTATTGGTCTGCGGATGCCCGATCACCAAGGGCGCGCGATGCACCAATGGATCATAGGAAGCCGCCAACTGCGCCAGCAGCTCCGCCGTCACCTCCACCGCCTGCCCATGCATATCGGTGAAGGAGCCAACGCGCGCCAGGTGCAGCGCCGCAGCGCTCGCGGGGGGGGTCGGGGAAGGGGAGACAGACGTGTGCATGGCCCCCATTTTCCCTATCCCGGGGCCTGTTTGGCCCGGGGCGGATTACGCCCGCGGAGCGCCCGGCGGACCCGCCAGCGACAGGCGCCTCTCTGACGCGTTTGGGGTAGGGGGGGGCGGCGGAGGTACCGGGGGACCCCCGACAATCGATCCTGCGAAGATTTAAACGGGGTTTAAACGGGGTTCCGGGTCGCGGTGTCGGGGCACCGTCCGGGGGGGGCGGTCGTTGTCGTTGTCGTTGTCGTTGTCGTTGTCGTTGTCGAACTCGATTACGACAACGACAACGACAACGGCCCTACCCGACCGCCGACTCCAACGCCTGGGTCAGAATGTCGAGAATCTTCGTCTTGGCCTCCGGCGTCCAGTCCCCGTCCTGGATCGGCAGATACGGCCGCGGTGGGATCGGCGCCGGGGCGCCGCGCGGGGTGTTGTAGAAGCGATTAGCCGGGTTACCGAACTGCTGCGCCGCCGCGTAGACCTTAGACGCGCCCACCCACGCCTTCGTGGCGTCCCCGCCATGCGTGATACTGCCCACCAGCCCGCTCCCCCCCGACACCACCAGGATCGGCCCCGCGCTCCCGCGCCGCGCCACCGTCACCGGGGAGAGCGCAGCCCACCCCGGCCCGGAGTTTTCGAAGGCATCCTCCGTCAGGTTGCCCAAGGCCCGCCCGATATCCTCCATCACCGGCGCCATGTTCCCCAGTTGCGCCAGCACCCGCGCCAGGCCCGCCCGGACCTCGGCGTCATCGATCGTGACGGTGAACCCGCCGGCGGCCATGGGCTACTCCTGGACCTGGGCGATTGGGTCACCCCACAGCACGACAGCGACCGTTTGCCATACTGGATCACACCGGCCCAGCAGCGCGGCAGACGCGCCCGCCGGAAAGCAGGCATGGGTGACTGCGAGCAACGCGTCCCGGGCCGCGTCCCGCTCGGCCATGATCCGCTGCACTTGCTCCGGCGACCAAGACACCCCGCGCGAACGGGTCATCGCGCGCCCGCCCGCACGACTTGCAGGTCGTCACCCACCTCGACCGCCCGGTTCTCGCGCGCCAGGGTCTCCCACTCGGCATAGGTCAACCCGGCCCGGGTCTGGCCCGGGCGCACCTCAAAACCGCCGTCGCCGATGGTGGTGCCGTCATCCGACTCGGCACGGGCCTTGACCCACAGCATGGGACGGCCCGTGTCGCTGGTCTCAAACCCTGGATACACTTTCATGGTTTCGTTCCTCCAACTCCAAGCATAGCCTGCACCCAGCGCAGTGCTGTAGGCATATTCTCATTTCTGCCGCCGCCGACCGCACGGGACACCAGTTGCGCGAAGGCTTCACTGGGGCCGGCATCGCCGGGCTGCAAGAAATAGCTGTCGATCTTTGACGCCCCGCCGCCCAGGTCCGCTGCTGCCACGTCCGCGGCATAGGCATCGCGGAACGACTGCGACCGGCTTGGGAAACCGGCGGCCTGGTCGTAAGCGTGCCCGATCTCGTGCCGCATCACATGGGCGGAGCGGTTCGAGTCGGCCCACTGGTTACCGTTCCACTCGTCGCGATAGCGGGCGGCCACCGTTGGCTTATCCCCGCCATAGCAGGCCCCGTCGGCGTTATCCCAGGTCGTGCCCGCCGGCCATCCCCGCGGGGTGACGCCCTTCAGTTCCTTGTACGCGCCGGTTAGGGTCTTGCACGCGACCGGCGTCACATTCGCCGCCCGGAGCACCTGGTGCACCACCGGGGGCAGTGCGTCGACCACGTCCTGCATCGCCTTGACGAACGCGGCCCCCGGCGCCCCTTTGACCACCACCTTGACCGGGGCTGCCAGGGCCTCCAGCGCCGTCGCCGTGGTCTTCGGCTAGGTCTTGAGCCGCGCCTGCGCCGCCACCTCCGCCGCGGTGCGCGGCCCGATGGCCCCCGCCCGCGCCAGCACCTTATCCGCCAACGCCCGCTCCGCCCCATCGGACCCCGGGATATGATCCCACCCCGGGTCCGCATACAGCACCGCCCGCCCGCCCTCGCGCGTCGGGTCCGCCACGCTCACCCCGCGCTGCACCCACCGTTCCGGGGTCTCCCCGGTCAACGGATCGACCGGGCGCTTACCGGGCGGCTCGCGCTCGAGGATCTGCACGTCGGCCGCGGGCTTCAGCCCCCGGTCCGCCAACTCCCGGTCGCTCAAGTAGCGCGCCCGGCACCTGCAGTTGTACCCGTTCCCGGGCGCAATCACCCCCCAGGCCGCGGAATCGAGCCGGAAGACCTTGCCATTGAGCGCCGCATGGGCTGGCCGCGTGCGTTGGTCCTTGACGGCCAGATACTGCGCCCAGGGCGCCCGGTCCGCCTGCTCCAGCGCCTGCCGATGCCTCCCGGCCATGTACGCGCTTTGCAGATTGGTCCGGTAAATGGTCTGTAACCGGCGCAAACTGCCCTGTTTCACCAGCCGCGCCTCCAGGGTGTCGGGATCGACCCGCACCGTCGGACCCCACCAGCCCTTCGCCTTGAGCGTCTCCACCAACTGATCCTTGAACCACTTTTCCGTCTGGCCGCTGTCGATCGCCGTCTGCAGCGCGCCCTTGATATCGGCCAGCACATCGAGCTTGGCGAGGTTGGCGACCGTGAACACCTGACTGTGCTGCGGCCCGTCCAGCTCCCAGTAGGGGCCGGAGAGCTTGAGCCCCTTGGCCAGCAGATAGTCCGCCGCGCGGTCCGGGCGCAGCCGGAAGAGGGCGGAGAGGTCAGCCACCGGCCGCCTCCTGCTGCACCTCCAGCCGCCCGATGGCATCCGCCGCCGCCACCCCGCGCGTCAGCAGCTCCTGGAGTAGCGTGTCGTCCATCTCCCCATACCACTCATCCATCCGCCCCAGGATCGCCTCCGGCGTCAGCCCCTCGGCCAGTGCCGTCAGGATCGGCGCCAGTAGCCGCTCCATCGCCGCCTGTTGCACGGCGCCGGCATCCCGGTCCGCCTCCGCGTCGATCAATGCCTGTCCCCAGGGCGCCGCGCCAACCCCCGGCCCCGCCAGCGCCACCGGCGCCGCGTCCGGCGCGTCCGGCGCGTCCGCCGCGTCCGCCGCCGCCGGTAGGCGCGCCCCCCCGGCCGCGACGGGCGGCGTCACCGCCGCCGCGGCCGCCAGATCATCCTCCTCCAGATCATACGCCCGCAGGAAATAGGCCCGGGTGAACGTCGCCCCGGCCTTCACCAGAATCTCATCACGCTCCGCCAGGGTCTTATCGATCCCCTCATCCGCGCCCAGATCCCAGCGCGGCGCCGTCTGCCCCGGCCAGTTGAGTTCCACCACCCAGCGGATGAGCTGGTTCACGACTTGCGCGACCATCTCGGCATCGCGGTCGCGGATATCCTCCGCCACATCCAGCGCCGCCGTGGCGCTGGCCAGGGTGTTGGATGACTCCACCCCCTGGTTGGAGCCAAGCAACGCGATGCTGATCTCCCCGCGCCAATAACACAGAAACCGCTCATGGGCGTCGCTACTGCCGCCCTTGTTCGCGCTCGCCAGCACCTCCACCGACCCATCGTCCGGGATCGCCGCCACCGCATCCTGGATCATCGCCTCCAGGCTCGCGGTCAGCGTCTCATACTCAGTCGGCGAGGCACTGCGCGGCAGCTTGCCGATCAGGAAATCCCCGCCGTAGCGCTCCAGCCAGGTCACCCAGAACTTGGCCGCCCGGCGGAAGGTGTAGGGCCAATAGACCATCGACAGGTCCGCAAACCCATAGGGGTTCAGATAGGTCGGGTCCTGGCGGGCCAACAGAAACTTGCGCGGCGGCAGCCGCTCGCCGTCGCTCCCCGCGCCGCGCGCCCGAAAGCGCAGTTGATTGTCCGTATCGAACACGAACCACTCCGGCGGCTTGCCCTGCGCCACCTGCGGCACCAACAGCGACCCCACCCGCCCCCAGCCCAGTTCGATCGGCTGATAGCCATAGAGCGCCCCGTCCAGGGCCTCCGCCAGCAGCGCCCGCAACCCCGGCTGCGCCCCCGGCTCGCCCGCGTCCGCGGTCGCCGCCAGGTCCGCCAGGATGCCCTCGATCGCCTTGTGCACCCGCGCCGGACACCCCTCGCGCTCCAGCGTCCCGGACATCGCCAGCACCGCGGACTTGCGCCGGCGGATACACCCGCCCACATGCGCATCCGCGCGCATGTCGCGGTAGGTCGTCACATCGCGACCCAGCGCCTTCAAGATCGGGTCCGGGTTCGGCAGCCAGCCGGCCAGGCCGCCGTCTGGGGAGCGTTCGCGGGTCGCAATCGTTAGAGCGTGGGGGGTGGTCATAAGTTCGGGGTTCGGGGTGAGGGGTGAGGGGTGAGGGGTTCGGGGTTTGATCTGGCTCCCACGCGGAAGCAGGGGAGCAAGTGCGGACGCTCCAGCGTCCCTGCGCCCGACCGGCCGCTGGAGCGGCCCGACGGCATTCCCACGCTGGAGCGTGGGAACGAGAAAACGAGAACGAGACATCACCGCGCCTGTGCCAGGCGGCCGTCCGCGGCAACACCGGCCCATTGCTGCCCCCCGGGCTGGCCCAAGACGACGAAAAACACCGTCGCCGTGACGCCATCCACCCGCCGGATCCCGCCGGTGCTGGTACCGCTCAGGCCGCCCCGCAGCACCACGTCGTTGCACAGCGCCCAGGTGCCGTTGTTCGAAAACGTCGTAACGCCCACATTCGCGTCAAAGACCACATCCGCGGGGCCGGTGCAGGGGGCCTCCGCCCCCGCCAGCCCGGTGACCACCAGCCCCGCCGCCAGCAGCGCGCCCCTCATGGCAGCAGCGCCGGCCACTGCGGCGCGGCCACCGGGGGCGCCGCGGCATCTACTGCCGCCAGCGCCGCCGGGGTCAGCAGGTTTGCCACCGCCCAGTCGTACAGACTGGCGCCGCCCGCGGCCCCCCACATCGCCGGGTTCGCCGGGGTGGCGCCGTAGCGGCGCAGCGCATCGACCGCCGCCGCGCGCGTCAGCAGCGTCGCCAGTTCGGCCCGCTCCAGCGCGCTCGCGGTGTCCGCCGCAATCGCCGTCTGGATCTGCATGGCGCGGCTGATCTGCCAGATCTGATCCTCCGGCCTGCCCGCCACCGCGGCAACGCGCCGCGCCCGCTCGGTATCGATGCGCGCCGCCAGGTCCGCCGCGGCGGCCCCCAACACCTGGGGCTCCTCTTCGTCCGGCGGCGGCGCTGGCAGCGGCGTGCGCACCGCCGCCGCAACCCCGGCGCCATCCACCCCGATGACGGGCATGGACCAGCCGTTGGGGGCCGTCTCCGCGGTGCGATATTCGCGGTACCAGCCGGCCGCGGCGACCGGCGTCGGCCCCAGGAAAGCCAGCAGGGTGGGCCAGGGACCGCTCAGGGTGCCGATACGGATATGGGCCGCCGGCGCGACCGGCCCGACACAGACCGGGCGACACTCCCACAACACCTCGGCGGATACGGGGGCGGCGGCCAACACCGACAGCGCGGACAGCGCGGAAAAGATCAGGGGGTACGGGCGCATGGCAGGCTCCTAACGATTGATGTCGAGTTGAACGCGGTCGCTGGTCTGGACCAGGCGATAACCGGACGGCAGGCTGCCGGCCGTGACGGTGCCGGAGATCCCCCCGGCGGCCACGAGGATGGTCGTGGGATAGAGCGGCGGTACGTTGGCGACGCTGATCTGCGCCCCGCTGGTGACCACCAGGGCGCCGTCGAGGTGGACCGCCCCGGTCGCGTCGGCATAGGTGATGTGCAGCGCCGCCGGGGCCGTCCAGTCGGTGGTGCCGGAGACCGCCAGATCGTGGTCGAGGCACAGCAGCGCATCGCGCCCAATGACCCAGTTGGGCGACCAGCCGGCCGGGCCGGGCGCTACGGTCAGGGCCGAGCGGTCATTCACCGCGGTTTGGCCGGTCCACGTGTTGGCTCCGATCAGGGCCTGCCACGTCTGCGAGCCGACCGGGTTGGTCTTGACGATACTGAGCGCGCCGGACCCCGGTACGCCGCCATCCCGCACGACGCCCGAGAAGATCGAATTGGCGCCGTAGCCCCAGATCCCGGCGACCGCGAAGGGTCCGCAGATCCGCGGCGGCACCATCCGCGGGCCGCCCAGGGAGTCGAGCGAGGCGACCTGTGGCAGCCCGAGCACGA